GTATTTTAAATCAGGCAATGAATCAAAACCGTATGGGGATGCAATTTGGTATATTGGATAGATAACACCTCCCGATGCATACGTTGTTAATGCTGATGTATCAAAATCAGTTCCATCTGTTGATTTTAAATTAAAAGTTGTAGATGATGGCACTGTGCCAACTCTAAATTGTCGGCCATTTAATTCTGTCATGCCAACTATGCCATCTAATATAACATAGTCTCCAGCTGATAATAGGTGTGTCACTGCGGATGTTACAACTCCAGGATTAGCTTTTGTAATACCTGATATGTTAATACCAGTTTTTGTAATAATGCCGTTGTCTTTAAAAAAACGTACATATTGATCACCAAATTCAAGCACATACGTTTGTGTTGTTGAAAATTCAAACGGTATTAATCTATATGCTCTGCCATCAACAATAGTTTGATTAGCTTCGGCAATAAATTTAGTGCCTGGTCGTCTAGCAGCAGTACCATGTGGATAGACAATCATGTTTTCAACTGTCTTACATCCAACTTTGTACTTATCTAAATCTATACGACCATCTAACTGATCTGATAATTCACCACCAGTAAAACTGGTGTACGGATAGGCTGATCTGGCCATTAAAACCTCGATGATATAAATGGAAAGTCTGCATCAATTTCATCTGGCATACCTTCGGTAGCATCTGCAAATCGTGCATCTTTTAATTTCTCTTTGTATCGTTCTTCCATAATCTGAATCATTGTTGTTGATCCAGTTATGCCGTATGCAATATCAGCTGCAAGTGCAGCTGTTAATGTCTCTACTAAACTTGTATCGTATTGTGTGGTGTCAGTAATTTTTGCCACATATAAAATTTTCATTGTTGTGGCATCTGTTAAAATTTTTCTTCCTTCTACTTTAAAATCGACATCATCTCTCATTTCAAATGTTTGCAGCACTCTTAGACAATCAGCTGGCAATGTATAAGCATACGAATATTCATACGCTGGTGCTGTTGCGTCAGCTGCAATACTGACTCGTTTTAATAAACAATTCCACGGATGTTCACGAAACACACGATCTCTTACCATATCGTATCGTTGATTTAACATTCGTGCATTTTTGCTGTCATCTGACAGACTTATAATTGTTGAAGCCCCTAATTGGTTTAATGCTCCATTACAAATATCGACTTGTGAACTCATATAAAATATCTCTTAATGTATGAGGGTAGCCATATCGACTACCCCCATAGTTTTTTGCTTAGTGCTTAGTTTACAACGTAGTGAATGTTGAAGCTCATATCACCAGCAGTACCACCAGCAGCAGCCATTGTAGCGGCTACATAGTAATATCCACCTGGATCACTTGAGTCTCCAGCAAGTTCGTAAACTTTTTGCCCAGCAGTGTTGATGTCAGCAGCTTCAAAACGAACGTCTGCCATAGCAGCAGCATCTGCAACAGCCGTTGCAAATACATCTTCGTCTTTAACTACTCCAGCAGAAGTGTACAGTCCAACATTGAACGTACACGATCCACCAAGGGTATCTGAACCAATAAATAGTTGAGATACAACAGCATTACTTGGTATTGGTGCAAGCATAACGACATCATCGTTATCACTGTCACCAGCAGCAAGTGCAATAGTGCCTTGTGCTACACGGACAACTCCATGTAATAATCCAGCATCATTTGCAACCTGAGGAGCAGCTTCAAAATTAGCCACTAAGTCTGAGTTTTTAGTACCCATAATTTATCTCCTATCTATTATTCGTTACACGGAATTTGGAATACTTTATTTTCTTCCATTCTTACCGCACCAATACTCATGCATGTATACACTTGCGTTGCATAACTTTTATCGGGCCTCACATCCACTTTAGCCGTAATGTCTTTCCCGACACCAAGTTTAATAGCGTCTTGTGTAAATGCAAATACTAGACGGTCATCCGTATTTGTTGCGTCAAAGTTTAATCTATTAGACAAGATGAATTTGAAACCCATAAAAGTATCAACGTCACCAGCTGCAAGAGCTTTGACTGTGTTAAAATCACTTGATGTTACTTGAGTAGTACCAAGTAAGTCAGCAATCTGAGTTGCCCCACATACAATGTATCTAGGGATTGAAGGATCTACATCATTCAAGTCAAAGAACTTTTTAGCTGCAATCATTTTTGCAATTGTTAGTCCGTCAGCTTGGTTAGCTGTTGCAAACTTACTAGCAGTTGGTAATGCAACAGCAGTTGCACCAGCAACACCAGCTTGTGCTGATCCTTGTAAAGCAGAAATCACCGTGTCATCCATGGATCTTCCCATTGCCGCAGCAGCAGCTTTAGCATAAGAAGAAGTTGGATCAATTAGCATTCTTACTTTATCTTGATCGTCAATTAAATCCGCCCATTCGTAATCGGACAAACTTAATCTACGTCTTGAGTGTGGAGTGTCAATTTGAGGGGTGTCTGCATGTCTTGACGTTCTAACCTGGGCCGCGGTAATCCCGACCTGATCAAAAAATGCATTCTTGCCCGTCACAGTTTCAACATCCACAGCAGCTCTCAAACGGCTTCCCATTTGTTGAGCTAACATAGCCACGTTAGAACTATACTGTTCTACGAAGGCTGTGGTTATTTGTGTTGACATAAAATGTCTCCTTGTTGTTAAGTTAAAGTTTTATTGTCAGCCAATTATCCCGTAGGGTTGTCTTACATTTAACACCTGGTAGGTGATAGTCTGTCCTATTGTCTTTTAGAGCTGGTAAACCAGTTGTTCTAAATAGTGGTTAGCCTGAGACTATTTCTCTCAATGCTAAAACTTTTTGCACCGTTGCCTCGTGTTGAGGATCCATCTTGTTCCAGTACGGACCATTAGGTGCAGTTAAATCGTTAATTTGCTGTTGCATGTTTGCACTAGACGATGCAGCTGTTTTGTCTCCAGCAAATACATCTTCTGATACTATGCTTGCCATTTTTGATAGACCTTTAATTAATGCTGGATTATCTCCGAGCTTTGATCCATCTGCCATTTGCAAACCAAACACATCTTCACCAAAAAATTGTTTTCCAACATTGGATGCTTTGTTAAGATTTTCTTCGTAACTTCGGCCCCATTCTTCACGCAATTCTCTTTGGCTTTGTTCTTGTGCTAGTACAGCATTGTTTTCTAAATCAACCATTGATTGACTTGATATGCTATTATAATAATCAAGCAGTCCTTGTGCTTGTGCTGGTGACAATCCATGCTTGTGAGCTGTTTCTTTAAAACTACTCATCAATTGTTCATCAATTGGTTCACCTTCAGCAAGTTCTGCTTTTAGTTCATAACCATTCGGATCTGACGGCCTACCTAATTTATTGTAGATGTCACTCCATTCTTCTTCAGTTGTATTAGCTCCTGGCACTACCATCTTGTCTTTGCCAATCATTGACTCAGCATTGATGTAACTTTTTGCTAATGTTGATACGTCACTAAACTTTTCTAGTGATGCATTTGTTTTTAGTTCCTCTGGTAAACTGTCTCTCCAGCTAGCTTCTGCTACTGGAGTTTCTGTTGCAGTTGACTCAGACGGTTGGCTTTGTTCTTCGACAGCCGTTACCTGATCTTCTGACATAGTTGTCTCCTTATGTTATGATTAAATAAATTAAAATTAATACGATAGCAGCTGAGATAATTTTTATTTTCTTATCTGCATGCCACCATAATAAAAAGTATTGCTTTAATTCTTCCATTATATTTTCCTTTTTAAAATATTAATGACAAACAATATGACGGCACGTTGGCCTTCCATAAAAGCTGACTCATGTGAATCATTTTTTACATTTGTTGTTGAAAACAAATGGCATCGTTTTTGTAAATCTTCTAAAACTTTTGCTCCAGCTTCACTTTCAAATGTAAGTTTGTAGTTTGTAATTAATTCTTTTAATTGTTCTTGGTTTTGTTCCTGGTTCTGATTTTGTTGCTCATCAGCCATGTTATTTCTCCTTATTGTTGTTCTTCAACAGCTTTGAGCATCGGTGCAGCAGCTCCAGCTGCTTGTGCTGCTTCAACTGCTTGTTGTTGCTCCATAGCTTGTTGTTGTTGTTCTTGTCGTTCTTGTCTTAGTTGTGCTACTTCAGCATCAGATTTAATAATCCGTGCTGGTAAACCCAACATTTTTTGGACATACTTAACTAACCCATCTGAGTCTAAGTAATCCAAAACTGGTGCAAATTGAGACATTGATCCAAAGATTTCTATGCCACGCATTACAGAATTTAAGTCTCCTGATTTTTGTGCTTTGGCAAGCGGACTAACATATTCAATGTCTATTGTTTGATTGGTTAATATTCAGGCATTGGTCTAAACACATCAGCTCTCATTAAAATATTGAACACTCGTTCAATAAGTGGTTGTAATAGTTCTGATTGTAATCGACCTAAGACTGGGCCTAGTAATCTCATTTTTTCTTCATTACGTTGCAACACTTCTGTTGCTGTCATTTGACCACCTTGTGATAACAGCAACTGATCGACATAAAATGTTTTTTGTATTGCAAGTTGTCTGTCTTGAATCATGTTAACAGTAATAGGATTGTTAGCTCCAATCTGTAATGGCTCAATACGATCTCGTGAACCTGAACGGTAGAAGTTTAAACCACCTGGCACTGTCCTGACTGGTAACATAAAACCGTCATCAGGAACCATAAGGGGAGGATCAATTTGTTTCTGTGCAGCTTTGATTGTTACCTCAGACATTTTGTTTAACATCTTTACGTCAGGCAGTGCATTCATAGAAGGTGATCTTCCATAAATTTCATAACTAGCTTTTAAATAACGTGGCACAACGTATGGAAACTCTTTAAAGCCACCTTCGTTAATCATGTGAACATCATCAGGATCTACATAACATGACTTAAATGGCATGTTAGCTGCATCTTCTTTTGATGCGTCATAACTATCTCGTGGCATAACCACATGCAAAATGTTTACATCTGCATCTAAATCTTTTTTATATTTGTTAAATATGCCTGGGCCAACTGCTTCACCAAATAATTCAACAGCTGAACGTGCATTCATTGTGAAATGCCTAAACACTGTGTCTACTTCACCTTTTGAATTTTCAGAAATAAATATTTCTTTAACGTGCCTGGTGTTAAAACGTATTAGATTTTTTTCGTCTGTTGATACAAACATAGCTGACGTACCAAAGGATATTAAATCTTGGTATAGCTCTTGGATTTCTTGTTGAAAGTTTGAACGATTAAAAGCAACATACATATCCTCAGTAACTGAGTCTAACCATTCTCTAGCCTCATCATCTTCAGATAGAGCAAGATCCTTATAGGCTAATGTAAACCATGGAGTAGCTGAGTTAGTCAACATACCGTGCAGACTAGAACTCAATAGCTCTAATGCATGAATAGCCGTACCATCAAATATAACCTCAGTTCTTTTATCACCACGAGTACGTTGTGTAGTGATGTCAGCTTTACGAGGCAGCATGTAATCAGCTATTTCTTGCCAATGACTTTCCCATGTTGACCGATTTGTTCTTAATGAAGCAAAACGGTTTACAAGCATTTCTGCGTTTTTGTTTTTCATATTAGCTTAATAGGGTTGGCTTGTATGTTGGTGCGTCACCACCTAAGCCCATTGATGTTGTTTCAATCAATGAAGATTGTCCTGGCTTTTTCTTTTTCTTAGCAGCCTGGACATCTTGTGCCATGTCTTGAGTTTTGGTCGTTTGCAATTCTTTTATTGCAGTCATTGCAACTGGTTTTGGCCTACGACCTCCAATTATTCCACTCATAGTGTTCTCCTTATCCTAATAATGTTTTCTTTTTTTTCTTTGGAAACCCAGCCTTCATGTTGGCATAAGATTTTGCAGAAATAGTTGATTTTGATTTTGACCTGGATGTACCAGCTTTCTTACGTTTATTAATGTTTTCGTATAATGACATAGGGTTATCCTAGTAATGATGGTTTATAAGAATCTTCGTCTGTGTTTGTTAATCCACTGTTTGATGTCAGTATGGTTGCTTTTTTGCCACGTCTTTTTCGTTGTGCATCAGGATCTTCTTTTGCAACAGATCCAATGGGTGTCAACGGTATAACTTGTTTTGGGGGAGGTGGCATATTCATTTTGGGGCTTAATATTCTACTCATTGTATTCCTAACGGGTTGTAGTTGTTGTCAGCAAATTGTTGTGGTATTTGCTCTGTTGTTTTTAATTCTTGCAAGCCAACAGCTAGTGTTCTCATGCTATCTGCTGCGTGTGAACTCCAGTCATGTACGGGCTTTGCATTAAAGGTTTGCAAGGTGTCATTAAACTTACGGTGATAGTTCCTCAAGGCATCTAACAGTTTCTTACAACTATCCATGTCTATCCAACATCTATTGAGTAGCAGCTGCGTATAGTGCAGCCCATCCTCTATACTAAGTTTTGGTACTATCTTAAATCGTAAACCAAGTTCGTATGCAATCTCACGTCTTGATTTTCCATTTGTAAACTCACGTTGTTCTAGGTCGTGAGGCCCATAATGATCCTTGTAAACGTAATCTTTCTTGTTAATCACACTGATGTAGTGTGGCAGTCCTTCATTACTGCTTTCGTAATAATCTATGATTTGTATTGATCTTCCAACTTGTTGAAAAAATATAATCGTTGTTTTGTCTGATATTCCTATATCCCAGGCTGTTGATACGGGGTAGGTAGCATCATAAGGTACACGGCCTACTTGTCCTTTTTGTTCTATTTTTTCTATGACATCTCCAAATATGGCTCCTTCT